GGTTTCATCACATACAACCAAGAAGTCAGTAATACCACGACGACCTTTAACATCCCGTAGGAAAGGCTCTGTCATATTTCTGAACATCGCTCGAGTGAATTCATCATTCAATTCGAATAGTTGATACTTAGCAGCTGTTGCAATTGCTTTTTCAAGAACGATAAACAATCTGCGAACATTAATGCGGTCAAAAGCGCTTGGCTTTGCTTGGCCAGTCTTATCACCGAAGAGCAAGATACCTTGTCCAGGGAATGATACGATTGGATTGATACCAGCTTTGTACAGCTCGTCTCTTTCAGCTTTCTTAGGATTAAACGCAAGTTTAGTGACACCTAATAGACCTCCACGATTATAACCAGCTGGTGAGAACCAAGGTTCTGCAATGCCATCTGTCTTAGCGCAAAGGCCAGCCATATGTCCACAAGCAGGAATATACATGTAATTATCAGCATACTTATTATATACGTATAATGCAGTTGAGTCAAACATCAAGTAAGATCCTTCAATACCTCTGGAAGATATAGCACCGTTGATGTACGATTTAACATCATTAAGGGCATCGTTTCCAGTTGAAGCTGAGAGCTTAGGAGAAATAAATGCTACGCAGTCTTTACGATTAGCAGCAATTGTTTGTAGTCTTGTGGCAACTGGCGAATTATCTGTAGAATCAACTTGAGCAAACAAAAGATTTACATCGACTGATTCGACATCTTCAAATTCTACTAAAGCATTAATGATATCATCAGCATTATCAGCACCAACACTTGAGGGTGTAGGAGCATCTAAACCACCGCTGAAGGTATTTGCGCCGGCGTCTTCAGTGACTCCCGCGGGTGTTGATGCAAAAACAAGATCACGAGCAATATAGATCCAATTAGAATTGGCATTAATAACTTCTTTATAGTTGTTATTTGAGCCATCATCTTTTCTAGCGCCTGCAGTTTTCTGAAGGAATGGCCATGTTTCAAGTACTGTACCTTGTGCTCCGGTAAGTTCACCAGTTGCATCGTATATAAGAATATGAACGAAATCACCATCAGGTGCTCCATCAAAATTCTGTTGATAACTAGGCTCAGGGTTTGCAGCTGTCCAAGGCGCGTTGCCGTTGTTATCCCAACTAGCTGCATCGAGGTAGTATATACCGATGTTATTGCCGAGTGCACCTGGATATCTAGCAAACATTTTAGCTGGAAGAGCTGTGTTATTAGGAGGATATACTCCATCAAATTCAGTTTCATTTCCAATAAATGTAGCTGATCCGAGGAAATTTTGATCTTCATCAAACTCGAAGTTAGTACGGGTAACTAATGTGCCATCGAGATGGACATTAGTATTAGCAATAACATAATCTTCACCAGCATTTTCTACTCCAATACCTGCAATTTGATACGTAGCATCAAAGAATAATCCAGGAATAGCAACATCAGCATCTGTAAACGCCTGTAGTCCAGTTGTGCTAGAAGGAAATGCAGTAAATGCACTCACCGTTGCAACACCACCGGCAAAAGTAAAGACAGGAGCACCGCTATTAATACCTACTGTAAGAGTAAAACTTTGAGCAGCGGTATTACCGTTGTCAATGAATACCTTAATAGTAGCTCCGTCAATGAAATCTCCAATAGGAGAAGCACCAGCAACAGTTGCGGTAAATGTTTTTTCAGTAGCAGTTACAGCAACATCAACTACATCAACATCAGGAGATGCAACAGTATCAGTAACAGTAATGTTACCGCTAAAGTCTGTAGTGCTGTAAATTCCAAGAGCAGCAAGATCAGTTGTTACAGACTTCGTAGCAGGCGAGCCGCTGGTCGCGACAGTGAAGGCCACAGATTGACCTGCAATTGTAGCAGTATAATCACCATCTGACAATGTGCTTGGATTAATACCAGTCAATTGAAAACTATTATTCACGGTAGCATCGAGTGCATCGTATTGTGGTATAATATTTGCGGCTGAACCAGCTGCACCAGTTCCAGTTTCTACGATAGTCAATGCTTCAGTACCATCGATATTTGTTTTAAATACATCTGGAACAGTTAAAACTGTGACTGTTTCTACTCCGCCGTTGGCAACTTCGTGTTGTCCAGCAAAAGAATTTGTCATTACTGTGCTGTCTCCAGCTCGAACGACCTTTAATGCATTGCCATACTTCAAGAATGAAGCAGCAGTCAAAAAAGATTGTGAGTGTGCGGCGTCTGGTTCACCAAATTTGCTAGCAAGATCTTTTTCAGATCCTACTAAACCAATTTCGTTAACTGGACCCCAACGAAAATACCCTGCATATCCACCAATAGAGGTAGATACCGCCGGTATTACATTAGTTAAGTCGATTTCTTTAACCTCGACTCCAGGTGATACTTGAAAACCCATGTTTTTTCCTTTTTTTCAGTTATTGTTGATTGATAAGTTGCATTATAAGATGTAATTCAAATCGGTTAGATTTCTATTTATACTTTACGCTTTTTAGAGATTTTTCCATGTATTCATATCGTTAACCATATCTTCATATATAGATTGACTTCCTTCTAATGGTTTATCATCAATGATACCAACCGGTGTAATATCTTCTTCCATTTGTTTTACCTTATCTTCGTATAGCAAAGATTTAAGATCAACATCGCTTAAGTCGCCAAAGGCATCAGAAGATACAAACCATGCAAACATAACCAAGTTCATAACCAAGTCATCGTGATTTCCGATAGTTGCTGAGTAGCTTCCTTTCCTGATTTCAAATGTAGTTAACTCGTCAATAGTATTGGCATCAACTAAACGCAGCTTACTTAGTTCAATAATGTCTTTTAGATTCGAACAGCCGATACGCTTAACACGCTTGTTCATCATTACACCGATTCCATCTGACTTAACTGAGGACGAAACAAAGGTATTATCATATTCGTATTCGTAATATACATGATTACATACAACTTGACCAGCGTCATTATTCTCTATAATCACTAATGCATTATTATATAACGAAGCTATTTTTACGATAACATCTGGAAATATCATTGGTGAAATTAAGTTATTTCGATATGTACACACTTGATGAAACCCATCATCGTCCATTTTAATAACATTAAATGTAGAATAGTCTTGTCCTCGCCCCTTTGAAACATCGACAGTCATTATATAACGATGATTCTCTATTGGATTCTCATAGAAAAAGACATCGTACCGTACGTTCAGCGGTGTCTGAGCCTTGAGATTTAAAAGAGTATTAGATGATATAAGTGTATTCGAAGTTCCATGAAATGAATTGCCAAACTCCTGTTCAAATTGTAATTCTGATGTGTTTGCTACTGTCTGATCTTTCCATTTCTGATCTCGACCAGGAACATCCCACCAATCAACACGAAACGCTTTAAATTCATTCGTGTTTTGTACAGCTCCTTCATACAATCTATGAAACACATTGCCAACACCATTTGCTGTTGATGTAATAATCACCTTTGTTTCTTTACCTGCTGAAACAACAGGATATGTCGATGTATAGAACTGAGCAGCATTCTCAACAAAAGCAAACTCGTCAAGGAAAAGGAGATTCACAGATAGACCACGAATAGAAGAACCAGATGTCGCAGCTGCTACAATCTTCGTATTATTCGCGAATGTTATATTACCTTTGTTAAGTGCTTTACAACCAGGCTGAAGAAAGAATGGAAGATTCTCGAGTGCAAGTGTAACGCGTGATAGCATCTCTCTTGCAGTTGCACCTTTATTGGCTAGAATAGCAATTGTTTTTTCTGGATGAAAGATAGCATACCACAGAATATAGATGACAGTACTAATAGATTTGCCTGATTGCCTACACGCTAAAATAATAGAGAAACGATTATCATTGAAATGTTTAAACATCTTCTCTTGATAATCATAGGGCTTGAACTTTACAAGACCATCATCAAGCGATATCACCTTAATATACTTCTCAGCAAAGTATATAGGATCTTTCATGCACTTCACATATTCAGATACCTGCTTTTCTGTAAAGTTTTGGTTAATACCGTCTCTCTTAACGAGAGCATTTCCCAAATACCCCGATTCACCATTAATTATTGTCATTATTATTACTCAAAAACTTTTGTAGTTCAGTAGTAGAACCGACAAAAATCGCATTATTTGTAGTATTACCTGACTCTCCAGGTTTTTGTCCTTCAGCTTGGGTTAGTTCTTTTCTTTTCTTTTGCAAAGTTATAAGCTGATCCATCATATCAGTAGTAGTCTTAAACATTCCAGCAAGAACTTCAAACGCTCTTGGATGTTCAGTCTCACTTGCAAGTGCCATCATATTATCAATTGCTTCTTCAGCCTTTGCAATCAAATCCTTTATTTTCTCTCTTGAGTATGCGTAATCTTCCTCAGTATCAACAACGATTTCTGTCTGAGCTACCTCAGTTTTTATCTTTTTTAATTGTTGTGGAAGGTTTGTTTCAAGGGCTGCTAAAATATCTTTTTGTGTTTTCATTACGGAGAATCATCGTCAAATCCAAATGTTGTATTTGTTGTAAAATCTTCAGGAGTATCATCTACCGAACCTAACTCAGTATTCACGCGATCAACTGGTGCCGCTGCAGTTTCTTCTGTTGAATTATTATATAAGTCTGCTGTAATTGCTCTAATAACTGGTTTGGGTGTGACTCTACCTGTAAAGCGGATTTTCATTTGAAAATCTAAGGTATAAACAATTGTTCGACGAGTAGTAAAGTCTCCTTCGTAATCATCTTCAATAGTTGTTCCAGTTAATACGATCGGCACATCAACAGAGTTTCCAACACCATCCATATCTTTAATAGCAACTGTATACTCAGGAACAAAGGTTGGTAGAATTTGTTCAAATATTTGTAGAGCTTCATCTTGGGTTTTAGCCATGATATTCAGCTGCATTCCGAGATTATAGGGTACAGATTGTCGAAGTGTATCTTTACTTAGTTCTGTTCCTTCTATGTTAAATCGTTTAAGATTACTTTTGTTTAAAGCAGATGAACTATCACGATCGATAGATGTAATTTCGAAACTCATACGCGGCAACTTAATCGCAAGTTTTTGATCTTCTAAATTGCTATCTTGATTAATACGTGCAAGGAATTTGCTCCTTGGTCCATACGCCAAAGGCACCCGAGTTTCAGTCGCACCAGTTTTAACGATCTTAAGATTATTAAATATCGTTCCAAAAACTGCTACAGATTTCTTTAATGTCTGATTATAAAAATGTACTCCGTCTAACATGTTATAG